ACACCGTAAGATGTACCACCTGTACCATAAGAATTTTGAGCCGCTAACATGTCGTCAATATTTAATGCAACATTTCTGTTTACAAATAACATATTTTCTTCAATTGCACCTTGCGTATCTAATTTCTTAAGAATCTCATCGAAGTCAGCTAAATCTTCAGTTGCTGAGTTTCCATCAACACCTGCAGTTACGTGACCTCTATCTTCGATTGCTGCGAATAAACCTTCAGTACCACCTATTCCAGTAACACCAGCTGCACCAGAACCTGATACTGCTAATTCACCTTCTACCATAGACATTTCTAAGTAATCCTCGAATCTAGTTCTTGTATCACCTTCTGCTTTTAGGTACCATAAGTAACCTGACTGTCCGTTTTCACCTGTAATTTCAACCCAACCTACCTGAGAAGCATCAGATCCTGAAATCTCGTACTTATCTTTTAATATGATTGGTTTGTTTGTAAACGACTTGAAAGATGGAGTTACTGCACCAGTCATACCGTTAGTAGCTTTTGCAAATTCTGAACCGATAACAAATAATGTTACTGTTTCATTGTTTGTAAAAGTATTACCTGAAGTATTAAATGCTGCTGCACCATATCTTTTAAGTGTTAAAGTAGTGTTATCTGCTGCAATTGCCGACACGTAAGCGTTGTCAATTTTACCAGATGAACCACCTTTAATTTTCACTGTTTGTCCTACTCTTATAGCATGAGTACCTGAGTTTGCAATTGTTACAACACCTGTTGCAATTACAAGAGCACCTGTGTACGTTAAGTGTAGTCTACCTTGCTCAGACCAAATGATTTGATCAGAAGTCATAGGCATTTCTGCACCTACCATTCTTAAGAAGCTAGCGATAGATCTGTCTCCATATCTTTCAACTTCTGCTTCGTATAAATCTGGTAAGTATTGCTGTGACCAATCGTTAGCACCACCTGTAAATGATAGGTAGTTAGTTGCTAGCGTTTGTTTAACTGGAGCTGGTACCGCGTTCAAATTGGTACCGCCCGTTGGAGTTATTACTGCCATTTTTATTTATTTTTTTAAAGTTATTTTCTAAGTTTAATTTTTAACTTTGAACTATCATCACCAGAAATTGCTCTTATTTTTACTCCTCCAGCTTCAACTGTGCCAGTTTTACGTGGATCCATATTTATATTTTTGGATTCAGCATTTAACTGTTTTATAGCATCAGCTTTACCTTGCTCGTAAAAATGATTTGCAACTGCATCTGCATTGTCTGCAACAAATAAGGCCTTATGATAACCTTTAGCATCTTTTAACATATTATCTTCACTAATATATTTATCTAATACGTTTAATATATTTGCTTGTTTATCTTTAACCTGTTGTGTATCTTTAACATTAAATCTATATTTTTTATCCCCAACGTTAAATTCAAAACCTTTAAATTCTTCATTGAAAATTTTGTTAGATTCATTATTGAAATGTTCAACTTGTCTTTGTTCTAGCTTTTGCTGTTCTGATTGTTCAGAGTTGTAAGTATTGAAAAACTCAATTGCTTTTTGCTGATCATCGGTTAACTTAGAACCCAACTTGACTTCTTCGTAGTATTGGTCCTTTAATCCTTCTAAATAGCTTTTGGCTTTTGCAATTTCTTCTTTATAAGCGAGTTTTTTGCGCTTAATATCTCTTTGTTCATCAATTTCTTCATCAATTGAAAAATTATCTTCAATTAAAAAATCAATTTCATCTTTAGTAAGATGTGATTTAGTTTGATTATAGTATTGATATAACAAAGTAGAGTCATCGATGTTAGAATAATCCTGATTAATTTTCACATAATCTTCTAACGTTCCACCAGTCTCATTAATAAAGTCTACAACTTTTTGAATGTTTTCTGGTAATTCTATTCCTGTATCTTGTGAAGTTTGTACAGCTTCTTCTACTTGTTCTTGTAGCTCTTGTACTTCTTCTTTTACTTCTTGCTTAGGTTCTTCCTTAGTTTCTTCATTAATTACCTCTTCTAAAGTTAATTGATTTTTTTCTTGCTGTACGTCTTGCAATTCCACTTCGGTTTCTTCCCCTGTTTTTTCATCCGTGCCGCTTCCGCGTAACACGCTTTCATCTGTGCTTTGTTCTTGAACGGCATCTGTTTCTGTTTTTGGTGGTTTACTTAAATCCACTTTATACATACCATCTTCGGTTTTACCCGTGTCTTGGCCCGCTGCTTCAAGTACTTTTTCTTCCTTTTCTGCAGCAGTTGGTGTTTCGTCAACTACGACGTCTTTATTTTCTTCCATGATAAAATATTATAAAAATGTGTTTGCAGTTTTTATTTAGGCTCAAACTGCTCTAAGCCAAATCCTCCCAAGTTATCAAATCCTGCGGATTCAAACTTTTTAGGTGGTTTATTATTTTTTCTTTGATCAATTAATTCTGATTGTTGAGAAGCTTGTATTTTTGTTCTTTCATCTTTCCTATCTTCTTTAAACTTCTCTTTATCTTTAATTACATTTAAATCAGCGTCTTTAAGTTGCATGTTCATTTGGAATTCTTTTTCCATTAACATCATTTTAATTTCTGCTTCTTTTTCTAATTTTTGTGCATCTAGTTGCGCTTGCATTTGTGCTAATTGCCCTTTACTTTCAGTTATTGCTTGTTGCTTTTGAATATCCGCTTGAGCCGCTGCTTGAGCCGCTTGAGCATTAGATTGTGCTTGCATTTGAATATTTTCCTGTTGTATAGCTCTATCTTGTTCAGCTTTTTGTCTTCTTCTTAATTTTAATAACTGGTTAGCAAGCTTTAAATTTCTTATTTCTCTAATGTCAATAGCATCTTCTAAATTAATTTGTTCTTTTTGAAGTGAAACCTGTATATTATTTTCAAGCAATTGTTTTTCTTCTTCATCAGGAGTTAACTCTAAGAAAATCCCAAAATCGTGAAGTTGCAGCTTTTTAACTTCATCTAAAGCTCCTACATTAGATTTACCTATAGCTTGTATAAAAGATTTTCGCGTTGGGCTAAATTCTAATACATCTGATATCCTAAGCGATATTGCCTCAGCCGTTTTTAGTGTAAGATATAATCCTCCTTGTAATATGTGTCTTGTTGCTGTGTTTGAATTTGCAGCAGCAATTTTTTGTAATCCTACTAAAGCATTTTTATCTGGTGTTGAACCATCTCTTGCTTCGTTTAATCCAGTCACATCTCTTATCATTTGTAAATAATAATTATATGAATTAATTAAACTTGATATTTTAGCATTAGACCCAGATGATTGTAATTCTTGTACAGGAACCTTGCCATTGTTAAATTCGCCATCTTGTGTCATTGATCTACCAATAACAGAACCTGTTTGGAAATACATATTTAATGCTTCTTGCGCATTATAATTAGTTCCATTACCTAAATCTATTTCTGCAATACCATCCGCATCTAAGTAAACGCCATCAGGAACCATTCTTGATAATACCTGTTGTAACTTTAAATGTGTTAATTGAATCATATCTGCAAACGTTGTCATTCTGCTTACAAGAGATTCAACTCTACCTTTATATATTCTTGGTGCTACAATATTATAACTAAACTGAGCTTTAACTGTATCTGACTTTGGTCTTGTCATGTTTTCAGCTAATTGCCATTTTAATAATTTATTAGTACCAACTATTTTAGCACCTTCATAAATTACCTCTATTGTTCTTGATTCTTTAGTAAATCTACTTCTAGAATCTTTTGGAGGATTAAAGCTATCATCTTTTTTAATAGCTTTCGATGCTCCCGACGAAGTTTCTTTTATTTTATGTACTTGATCTCTATATGTTTTATACTCAAAATACAGTACGTATACATGAGAATTATCTTCGCTGTCATTACCCGCATATGACTTATTATATAACTTAGCATTTGTTCCTTGCCCTTCAACATCTCTTCTTATATCTTCATCTGTCAATTCAGGATATTGCTTTTTTAAATCAACCACAGATACTTTTCTAATTTCTCCTACATAATATATATCATCAAAATGTGGCGACTCTGTATATGAATAAACTAAATCAGCCGGGTCTACATACTTTATATTAATCCCCTCTGATGTTGTGTATTCATTTTTAACAGCTCCCATACCTATAACAGCTATATCGTAATCTAATCTTTTCTTTATTAATTCATATTTATTATGATCGAATACATTATTAATAGCCTCCTCTTCTGCTATTTCAATAGAATCTTTATAATCAAGTTGCATGTGCAGCTGTAATTCTTCTTCGTTTTCAGGCAACGTGTCTGGGTCGTTTTCATATAAATTAATTCCAAATTCATTAAATACAGAATCTGAAAATTGTCTTGTGCGCATATCTTTTAATAAAGATTCTACATATTTAGTTCTTTTTTGAACTGATGCTGGATCTTGTGAATACGCTTTTACGTCATATGTTCTTTCTGCAATACCATTTACCACAATATCTACAAACTTAGGTATAATAGGAACAGGTTTCCAATCTATGTTTAAATATGATAAATCACCGTTAATAGATAATTCGTCTTTATATTTCTGTATTGACTGTTCACCCCTAGCATATAATCTTAAACGGTGAAAATTGTCTCTATTAGCGTAATACCTAGCCGTACCAGAATCTCTTTTAAACCATTCTGATTCAACTGCTCTTGCAATCTCTAAACCATATTTTTCACTTGCTTTTTCAGCGTTTGAAACCGCTTGGCTTGGGAATACACCTTTTGGTAATATATTCATCTATTTTATTATTTTTGAAATACTTCCTTTGTTATTATATTTTTTAAATCCAAAATCTAAAACCTTTGTTTGTTTTAATTGCTTTGGTTGATACAAATGCCTATTGCAAGCCATCACGGCAAGACCGGAACTTATTGCGGCATCATGTTTTGTTCTATTATTTATGTTAAATTTAGACCAATCGTTTAACGTTGCATTGAAATATATATTACCATAATCTCCATTTTCCTGTAATCCTACATATT